AAAATAGCAAAAAACTCTTTGAGTAATTGACCAAAAAAATGTGATATAGTAATACCATCAAGGGATCGGCCCACAAGCCGGTCCCTTTTCTATTTGGGCGTTTAAGCGGCCGATACTGCCAGCCGGCAAGGACCTCCTGCCGGTGGCCGCTGCGCCCGTCCGGGAAGGTGGTGAGGCTGCATGTGCAAAGGTAAATACCAGGAATGGCTGACAGAAGAAGGTCAGGCGCTGTTAAAAGGCTGGGCGCGTGACGGCCTCTCTGACGAACAGCTGGCGGAAAAGATGGGCATTTGTGTTGCCTCTCTTTATAACTGGAAAAAACAGCATTTAGAGATTTTAGAGGCATTACGCACGGGAAAAGAAGCTGCCGACCGAATGGTTGAGAACGCGCTGTACAAATCATGCTTTGACCGGACAATTCGTGTGCGCAAGGCGTTCAAAGTGAAGGAAGTATATTACGACGCAAACGGCAAACGGTGTGAAAAGGAACACATTGAAATAGCCGAAGAGGATGTGGGGATCCCGGCCAACGAAAAGGCGCAGGAGTTTTGGCTGAAGAACCGGCGGCCGGCTGACTGGAAGGACAAGCAACAGCATGAAATTGCTGGTGCAGACGGCGGTCCGCTGGAGTTTGTCTGGGCGGGGAAGGAAAAATGAAAATAGAAATTCCCTACGAACCGCGGCCGATCTGGCGGGACGTGATCCATCCGGCACTGGATGAAAAGAACCGGGCCGTGATTGTGTGTCACAGGCGATTTGGCAAAACGGTTGGCGGCCTGAACCATGTAATAAAAAAAGGTGTGCTGAACCCGCTGCGGGCTCCGCAGTATGCGTACATAGCGCCATACCGGAACCAGGCGAAGCGCATCGCCTGGGAGTATTTGAAATACTATACCGCGGTGATACCGGGGCTGAAGGTCAACCAGTCAGAGCTGTATGTAGAGCTTCCTTCCCGGCATCAGGACAGCCCGGGCGCAAGGATTTACGTCATGGGCGCTGACTACCCGGACGCGCTGCGCGGTATGTACCTGGACGGTGTAGTCCTGGACGAATATGCGCAAATTAAATCGAACCTGTACGGAGAGATTATTGTCCCGGCGTTATCGGATCGTAACGGTTTTGCGTATTTTGTGGGGACGCCAAAGGGACAAAATCAGTTTTACGACAGGTATTTAAAAGCATTAAAAGACGACCGGTATTTTGTGTGCCGGTACCGTGTGGACGAAACCAACGTCCTGACGGAGCAGCAGATCGAGGACATGAAAAAAGAAATGACCGACATCGAGATCCGGCAGGAGCTGCTGTGCGATTTTACCGCCAGCGCGTCCAACGTAGTCATCACGATAGATTTAGTCACAGAAGCAGCTGCCAGGAACGTAACGCAGGACCAGGTGCAGGGGCTGCCGCTGATTATGGCGGTTGACGTTGCGCGGTTTGGCGACGACGACACGTTTATCACTTTCCGGCAGGGGTTGTGGTGTGACAAACAGACCAAGCTGCACGGGCTGAACACGATGGAAGTGGCCAGTGTGATCGCCAACCAGGCGAATCACCGGAAGCCGGACGGCATCATCATCGACGGCGGGGCCATGGGGGCAGGTGTTATTGACCGGCTCCGGCAGATGGGATTTGAAAATGTTTTTGAGGTTAATTTTGCTGGCGCTGCCATTGACAAAGAACGGTATGCGAACATTCGCGCCGAGATATATTTTGCACTGGCTGAATGGATGCGCCAGGGCGGAAGCATCCCGGACGACACGGACCTGAAAACGGAGCTGACGGTAACAGAGTACAAGTTTACGCCTGGCGGCAAGATCATCTTGCAGCCGAAGGAAGAAATAAAAGAGCTGACCGGACGCAGCCCGGATCGGGCGGACAGCCTGGCGCTGACGTTTGCGGTACCGATCCGGAAGGCGATGGGGCGGCAGCAGGTTCTCAAGTCAAACACGGATTACGATTTTGGTTTCAACGATCGGCCTTCAAAGGCCCGCGTGGAATACAATTTTGGGTTTTAGAAAGTGAGGGAAAAACATGTGTGGCAATTTATTTAAAACGCCGAAGCCCAGCATCCAGCAGGTGGCCCCGGCGCCGACTGCTATCCAGGGAAGCGAAACGCAGGCCGTAAACGACCGTATAAAAGCTGACAACAAAAAACGCCGTGCGATGGTGGGCGCAGATCAGATGCGTTCCGTACTGACCGACGCGGCACAGGGACGGCAGACTCTGGGGTGATAAACATGGACACATTGCTGGCCAGGCCGGCGGGCGATATGAGGCCGGCAGACGCAGAAGTAAAAAAAGATTTTTGGCCTGACAAACAAAAGGTCCTGCAGCGCGTGGAGCAGCTCCGGCAGGAGAGGCTGCGCTGGGAGGACCAGTGGATTGACATCCGGAATTATGAGCTGCCGTTTGTGGGCGACTTTCGCCGCCAGGGCGACGACAGCTATCCCGGCAGGCGCCGTGATCTGCACATCGCGCAGGGCGTAGCGTGGGCCAGCTGCCAGGTGTTTGCGGCCGGTATCATGTCCGGGCTGACGCCGCCTTCCCGGCAGTGGTTTAAATTCCAGTTCAACAACAGTGAGCTGAACGAGAACGTGCAGGCGGGCAAGGTGCTGGATGAGCGCCAGGATATTATGCAAAGCATCCTGGCCGGCAGCAATTTTTATAACGCCGTCCACTCCAGCTATTTTGAATTACCGTTTGGGCAGGCTCCGCTGGCTGTATTCCCGGACACGCAGAAGGGCGTACGCTACCAGGCGCAAACCGTCGGCACATACTACATCGACGTAGGCGGAGACGGCCGCGTCAATACGTTTGCCAGGCGTTATCCCATGAAGTTGCAGCAGGTGATCGATACATTCGGCGTAGAGGCGTTACCGTACAACGAGCGCATCAGATTGGCTGGAGGCGCTGTTCCGGACAACGTGACGCGTTACGTGTGGTGGTTGGTCGAACCCAACGCGCAGGCAGTACCTGGCAAGATCGGACGCCTGAACATGCCGTACATCAGCATGTACTGGATCGACGGGTCCGGCCCGGATGACTGGCTGTACGTGGGGGGATTCGAGGAGTTTCCCATTCCGTGCGGCAGGTACATGACCAACGGGAACAATCCGTACGGTTACGGCCCGGGGTGGTATTCACTGGGCGACAGCAAGTCCCTGCAGATTATGAAGCGCGACTACCTGACGGCTGTGGAGCTGTCCGTAAAACCGCCGCTGACCGCTACAGCGGACGTGATGGCGGAAGGAATCAACCTGATCCCGGGCGGCGTAACAAAACTGCCGGCGCCGAACAGCGCCGTGCAGCAGCTGTTCCAGGTAGGACTGGATATGCCGCACCTGGCGGAGGAGATCATCCGGACGGAGGACGCGATCAAGCGGGCCTACAGCGCGGACCTGTTCCTCATGCTGGACTCTATCACCACCGGCAACATGACCGCCAGGGAGATCATGGAGCGGCAGCAGGAAAAACTCCAGCAGCTTGGCCCGGTTGTGGAACGGCTGCAGGAAGAATACCTGACTCCGATACTGGAGCGGACGTACAACATCTTGGACCGCGCCGGCGTATTCCCGCCGATCCCGCAGGACATCGCCATGCTGGTGGCCGATCAGGATGTGAAGATCCAGTACATATCGCCGCTGGCCCAGGCGCAGCAGATGTCCGGGCTGGTGAACATCGAGCAGGCGATCAGCTTCACCGCGCAGATGGCACAGTTCTGGCCGGACGTTCTGAAAGCCATAGATCCGCTGGGGACCATCGCACGTTATATGGACATGCTTGGCGCACCGGGCAAGATGCGGCGGCCTGAAGAAGAAGTTATGCAGCTGATCCAGCAGGAACAGCAGGCGATCCAGCAGGCGCATCAGGAACAGCAGGCCGTTCAGATGGCACAGGCCATGCCGGAGCTGGCGCAGGCCGCGAAAAATGCGACCGAGGCCGCTAATGACGGCAACCCGGCGCTGGCTAACTGGTTAGGGATGACCGGGGTATCGTGATGGGCAAATATTACAGAAGCAACTACGATGGGCAGGACCGGCAGAGATTTGTGCGGCAGGCCATCGCAGACAAGGACAAAGCGGCGCTGGAAACGCTGCTGAAAAGCGAGGAGGGCCGGTGGTTTATCGCGCGCCTCCTCAAGAACGAGGGCTTGACCACAAGTGCTTTTACCGGGAATTCAGCCACGTTTTTTAACGAGGGCAGGCGGTCGGTAGTTGTGGATATATATGCCAATATTAAACGGC